ATTGCATACTTACTGAAAAACAGTATATTAGTACCGTGATGGTAAGATTATTGCACACAATACCTAATGGAACTGCTAGAGCTGCTTGCAGCAAAACATAACGATTGGCTACAAATGGCCTACAGCTTCGGACTCGACACAGAAGATGCCGAAGACCTGGTACAGGATATGTACATTAAGATGTACAATTTCACGACAGCAGAGAAGATCCAATACAATGACGACATCAATACCTTCTACGTATACATCACAATGCGTAACTTATTCTACGACAAGAAGAAGCAAGAGGTACCACAAGTAAACATAGACACAATACGTTCCCTAGCCCAGGAGGAAGAGCAAAACGACAAGGAAGCACTCGAGGTGCTCCTAGTCGAGATCGCTCAATGCGTCGAAGACCTGCATTGGTATGACAAAAAGATCTTCGAGATCTACTACGGCAGAGGAGAGACAATCCGACAATTAAGCAAAGGAAGCAAGATCAGCTCAAGTTCAATATTTAACACGATAAAGAATGTCAGAGAAACAATCAAAGCCAAGTGCAAAGAAGAGTACAAAGACTACACAAAAGAAATCTAAAGGCCTAGGAGACACCGTAGAGAAGATAACTGAAGCAACAGGTATCAAGAAAGCGGTGGAGATATTCAGTGCAGCTACAGGCATCGACTGCGGATGTGATGCCCGAAAGGAAAAGCTCAATAAGATATTCCCTTACAAGAGCAGAGTGCTCTGCCTGGAACAGAGCGAGCACGAACAGCTGAAAACATTCTTCGGTGAGTTTAACGGAAGAGAAGTCACAGAGAAATGGCAGGAGCCACTCTCCAGGATCCACGCACGAGTCTTCGAACACAAGTACTACGTGCCTTGTACCTGTAGCCCAAAAGAATGGAACCGAGTGCTCCAGGACCTGAAGAAAGTATACAAGGAGTATGAAGGAGCTTGATCTGTACAACATAATCAAGCTCTGCTACATTCCGGACCTTGAGAAAAGCGAGAAGCAATACTCCAGCTTCGACTGCTACTCATTGAGATACAAGATGGACATCGAACTCAAGTGCCGGAGAAAACATTACGATGACCTGATCCTAGAAAAGAAGAAGTACGATGCGCTTATAAAAAGAGCGCAGGAGTACGGCACCAGGGCATTCTATATAAACAGCACACCGGAGGGAATATACTCCTTCAACCTGTCGGCACTCCAGGACCTGGAATGGGAAATGAAGTACCTACCGAGAAAGACAGACTTCCCGGATCGCAGGAACATAGAGAAAGAGATCACAATGCTACCAATCGAGTTAGCAACAAGACTCGACGAGGAAAAATAAATTTGCGTAGTAACTTAATAGTTACGTAATTAGGGCAAACAAAAAGGACTAACGATGAAACACTACACCTACAAAGATGTGCTCCGAGGACTGATAGTCTTCTTCCTCGCAACAATGGTATTCGGAATTGTAAACGGCCTCCTCGAGCAGTGGGCACCAACCGGCGGATATGGCTTATAGCAGAAAGATGATCAGACTCCTGGACGGAAGCCAGGAGGAGAAGCTCATACTAGAAGAGCTAGCCATAGAAGACGACTACTACTACGGATACCTTGGAAAGGCTGCGCTATCAAGCAGCAGCCTAAAGCAACTACTACAAAGCCCAAAGACATACCACTATATGCAGAAGTATGCACAGCAGGACACCAAGAGCCTGCTGATCGGTAAGCTCTTCCACTGGGCAATCCTCGAGCCACATAAAATGGATGAGGTAGAAGTAGTAGACGTACAAAGCAGAAACGCCAAAGCCTTCAAAGAGGCCAAGGAGATGAACACCCAGGTGATCACAAAGAAGGAAGAGGAAGAGATCCGGAGGCTGCAGGATGCGATGCTCCGGAACGAAAAGATACTATCCTTCCTACAGGGCGCACAGTTCGAAGTACCCTGCGTCGATATGCTAGGCGGATACCCATTCAGAGCGAAGGCCGACATCATACAGAACGGCCACATCATCGATCTGAAAACCACAACGGACCTGAACGCCTTCAGGTACAGCGCACGCAAGTACGGATACGATGTGCAATGCTACCTCTACTGCAACCTCTTCGGAATACCCTACGAGAACTTCCACTTCGCTGCCATAGACAAGGGCAGCCTAGACATCGGAGTCTATCACGTCAGCGAGGAGTTCTACCTCGCAGGACGAGAGAAAGTGCAGCAGGCGCTAGAACGCTACAAACACTTCTTTCTGGACAAAAACGATATTGACAGTTACTATATAGAAGACACTTTATAATGAAAAGCGTAAACAGTTTAAGCGGAGGGAAGACATCAGCCTACATCGCAGCACACTATCCTGCTGACCACGATGTGTTCTCGCTGGTACGTATAGAAGACGAAAACTGTCGCTTCAAGGACGAGAAGATCAGGAGAGAAATAGAAGACAGGATCCAAGCTCCGTTCATAGCTACAGCAGAAGAAGATGCGATCATATACACAATGCTAGACCTAGAGCAATACATCGGAAGACCGATAACTTGGGTCACCGGAGTAACCTTTGATGAGGTAGTCAAAACAAAAGGCGGATGGCTACCAAACAAACTGCACCGATATTGCACCACGAATATGAAACTCATACCTATCTTTGAATGGTGGCATAAAGAGATAGGAGAGCCGGTAGATATGCGTATTGGCTTCCGAGCCAATGAGCAGCGTCGAGCAAAGAAGATGATTGGCAAGAAGAATGAGAACGGACTGCTTGAGATCAAAGCCACAGTAGAGAAACATCCTGATGGCCGCAACAAGTGGCAAGTGTTCGAATGGCAGGCGCCATCCTTCCCTCTGATCATCGACAACATCTACAAAGACAAAATCGAAGAGTACTGGAAAGACAAGCCGGTACGATTTGCTTGGATGAACAACTGTGTCGGATGCTTCCACAGAAACGAGATCCTACTCAAAAAGATGTTCGAGCGCAACCCGGAGAAGATGCAATGGTTTGCTGATCAGGAGCTAGGAAGAAATGGAAAAGGCACCTGGAAAACAGGAGTAACATACGAACAAATAAAAAACTACAAACTACAGTTCGAACTATTCGAAGAGGACTTCGATGAATGCGACAGTGGATACTGCGGATTATAATGGAAAGAGTAAAGATCACAGCCGTAAGGCCAAACCCAAACAACCCGAGAACAATCAAGGGACACAAGTTCGAAAAGCTAGTGAAGAGCATCAAGGAATTTCCGGAGATGCTCGACCTACGCCCAATCGTCGTCAATGACGATATGATAGTGCTCGGAGGGAATATGCGATTGAGAGCCTGCCAGGAAGCAGGCCTCAAAGAGGTGCCCATCATCAAAGCAAGCAACCTTACCGAGGACCAAGAGAAACAGTTCATCATCAAGGACAACTCCAGCTTTGGAGAATGGGATTGGGATGCGCTAGCAAACGAATGGAACACAGAAGACCTCCTGGATTGGGGAATGGACTTCCCCGAGGATTGGGCCCAGCTCGATGAAGAAGAAGCAAAAGACGATCACTACGAAGCATCAGAACAGACGGAGCTATATGTTAAGCAAGGAGACCTTATAACCTTCCACAAGGCAGATGAGGAGCTCCACCGTCTGATCTGCGACGACAGCACGTCCTACGACGTCGTCGAGCGACTAACAGGCGAACAATACTACGACCTAGTAGTAACCGATCCACCATACAATGTAGACTACGAAGGAAGCAACGGACTGAAGATCCAAAACGATAAGATGGGTGACGAAGACTTCCTAAAGTTCCTCCAGGGCTTCTACGATGCGAACGCACATAAAACAAAGAAGGGCGGAGGCTGGTATGTCTTCCACGCCGATAGCGCAAGCAACGCCTTCCGATTAGGCTGGCAAAGAAGCGGACTGCTCCTCAAGCAGTGCCTGATATGGGTAAAGAACAGCATCGTCCTCGGAAGACAAGACTACCAATGGAAACACGAGCCAATCCTATACGGATGGAAAGAAGGAGCAGGACACTACTTCACAAACGACAGAACAAACCCTACAGTAATAGAACAAGAGGTAGACTTCAGTAAGATGAAGAAGGAGGAGCTCGTAAAGCTCCTCGAAGAAATCAATGAAGCACCAAGCACGATCATACACCACGACAAACCGTCAAAGAACGACGTGCACCCCACAATGAAACCTATCCCACTAGTAGGAGACTTGGTAAAGAACAGCTCAAAGATAGGCGAGATCGTCGGAGATCCCTTCTCCGGATCAGGAAGCACAATGGTAGCCTGCCACCAACTCGGAAGAAAATGCTACGGCATCGAACTCGATCCGAAGTACTGCCAGGTCATCATAGAGAGAATGCAACAACTTGACGAACACATAACAGTACAAATAAACGGAGAGACTATATAAGCAAACGTTCTTACTATAAAACCTTCAGCCCAAATCCCTGAAGGTATGGTTTGGTTCCCGGGCAGGTGTCGCTTACATCCCCGGGCTCTCTAATTAATAAAAAACACTATGGCAGCAAACAAAACCTTACAGAATAAAAAGCAACTGATCGATGCAATGGAGCAAAGCCTAGGTGTAGTTACCCAGGCCTGCAAGATGGTAGGAGTCGCAAGAGTCACCTACTACGATTACTACAATAACGATCCCGAGTTCAAGAAAGCAATAGATGAGCTACAAAACGTAGCTCTAGACTTTGCCGAGAGCCAACTCCACAAGCAGATAAGAGAAGGAAGCACAGGTGCGACAATCTTCTACCTGAAGACCAAAGGCAAGAACCGAGGCTACATAGAACGCCAGGAGATACAGCACGATACAGACACAGGCTTCAACATCAAGATCGTAGATGCAACTAGAGACTAATGTTGTATTCAGACACCTACTCCAAGCTGACAAGAAGATCATCATCGAGCAAGGAGGTACCCGTTCAGGAAAGACCTACAACATCCTGATATGGATAATTTACTACTGCCTATCCGAAGTTAAAGGAAAGACGATCACTATATGCCGGAAGACCTTCCCTGCGGTGAGGTCTTCGGTGATGCGTGACTTCTTCGAGATCCTCGAGAAGGTCGGGCAATACAACCCGGCAAACCACAACAAGAGCTCACACGAGTATATGCTCGGTGGGAATATGGTCGAGTTTATATCCCTGGACCAACCACAGAAGGTAAGAGGTCGCAAGAGGGACCTGCTCTACATCAATGAGGCCAATGAGCTGCACTACGAAGATTGGCAGCAGCTGATCCTCCGGACCACAGGCCGAGTGATCATTGACTACAACCCGAGTGATGAATACCACTGGATATATGACAAGGTCATACCAAGAAACGACGCACAGTTCCACAAAACAACTTACCTAGACAATCCCTTCCTACCACAGACGATCGTCGATGAGATCGAACGCCTGAAGGAAACAGACGAACAGTACTGGCAGGTCTACGGACTAGGAGAAAGAGGAGCGTCCAAAGCGCTCATCTTCCAATACCACGAGACAGAGAAGATACCGGACGGAGCACGCCAGGTAGCAATGGGAATGGACTTCGGGTTCACAAACGATCCGACAACACTCGTCGCAGCATACGAGTACGACGGAGAGCTATACTTCGATGAGAAGATCTACCAAACCGGAATGACGAACAGAGACATCCACAAAACGCTCCAGGGACTGAACCTGGACCGTAGGGTGGAAATCTTTGCAGATAGTGCAGAGCCAAAGAGTATAAAGGAGCTGCAGCTATTCGGCTGGAACATCAAAGCAACAGCAAAAGGACCGGACAGTGTAATGGCCGGTATCGATATGCTCAAGAGACACAAGCTCTACATCACCAAGGGCAGCATCAACCTGATCAAGGAGATGCGTAACTACAAGTGGATAGAAGACACCAACGGCAAGATCCTAAACAAACCGGTGGACCAATACAATCACGCTATCGATGCAATGCGCTACGCCACATACAACAGAATGGCTAGACCGAACTACGGTAGATACGCAGTAAGATAAAACAGAATCCAAAAAATCAGTTACTTATATATGCAGGTTGAAATCATTATACCGGAAGGTCTCCACGAGATAACACTAGGCCAATATCAACGCTTCGTCTCGCTCAAAAGCGAAGACGAGATGTTCCTAGCACAGAAGGCAATAGAGATCTTCTGCAACGTACCGTTGATTATTATCAACAGTATGCCCTACAAAGAAGTCACCAGGATCAGCAGTCGCATCTTCGGATACTTCGATAAGAAGCACAGCCTGACGAAAAGCGTCGAGATAAGCAACAAGGAGTACGGCTTTATACCGAACCTAGAAGATATCACCTTCGGAGAGTATGTGGACCTGGACAGTACGATCGTAGATTGGGAAACGATGCACAATGCAATGGCTATCCTCTACCGGCCCGTTGTAAGTCGGGCCAAGGAGCTTTACCGGATAGAAGACTATGAGAGCAGCCATAAGTACAGCGAGACAATGAAGAGTGCACCTATGACGATGGTCTTCGGTGCCTTGGTTTTTTTTTGGACTTTAGGAACGGAATTGTCGATAGTTATGATGGAGTCTTCGGAGGAGGAGATGAGTACAGCGTACAAGCAAACTTCGCACGAAAGTGGGGATGGTACAGCAGCTTCTATGCACTCGCTAAAGGAGACGTTACAAAGTTTGAGGACGTTGCTAGACTCGGCCTCCACAGCGCTATGATGTACCTAGAATTTGAGAAGGAGAAGATAGAAACAGAACAAAGAATGCTAAAGAAGCAATGACAGGATACTACGACTTACTAGAGAAACTAAAGACAAGCCTGGAGGCAAATCCAAGCATCAACACAGTGACGACAGGAGACCTACTCGAGGTCGACCTAGCGAAGCAAACGATCTTCCCACTAGCCCACATCATAGTGCAGAACGTAACCTTCTCCGATCACGTGATGACTTTCAACGTAAGCATCTTGTTTGCGGACCTGGTGGACTTCAACAAGTCTAACCCGAGAGACGGAGAGATCTTCAGAGGCAACAGCAATGAGCAGGACGTACACAACGCAATGCTCCAGGTGGCCAATAAGCTATGGACGGATATGAGTAGAGGAACAATCTTCTCCGACCAATACCAGGTCGACGGCACGCCTACAGCGGAGCCGTTCGTTGAGCGCTTCGATAACGAGCTAGCCGGCTGGGATATGACAATCAACATAAGCATACCGAATAAAGATATCAGTGCCTGCGTTTAACCCGAAATACCTCCAAGAGACCTTCGACACCTTCGGTAAGTACGTCGTGCAGCAAGCACGAACGAACCTAACCAAGAAGAAGAAGAACGTCAGCAAGAAGCTATACGACAGCCTAGGCTACAAGAGCGAGCCTAGCAAGAGCGGCATCAGCTTCCGCTTCGAATTTTTTATGGAGGACTACGGAGAATACCAGGATAAAGGTGTCAGCGGTATCAAGAAGAAATACAACACACCCTACAGCTACCGAAACAAGAAGCCACCAATCGGACCACTAGACAAATGGATAGTAAGAAGAGGCTTCAAAAGCATACGAGACGAGCAAGGCCGGTTCATCAAGAGACGGAGCCTTGCTTTTGCAATACAGAACAAGATATACCGAGACGGAATTAAGCCTAGCCATTTCTTCACAAGAGCATTCACCCTGGGATACAAGCGAATGCCACAGGAGATAAGAAAAGCATTCAAGCTCGACATAGAAGAGTTTATGAAGTACACACTAAAAGATATATTCTAATGCCGATTGTATCACCACAAAGCCTAGTAGGAGCAAGAAGCCCTATATACATCACAGCCAACTACGGATCCCTAGCGTCCTCGATTACAGACGTTACCCTGGAGCTATACATCTGGACCGGATCAAGAAGCTCAAGACCAGGATCAGCACAATACACCCTGTTCCGTGATGTCTTCGCAAGCACGGACCTATCCTTCGATATAGCGCCAATGGTCAGAGAGTACCTATCGAACAGCTACGAAGGCTTCGATGCAACAGACGTGAGCTACGCTCCGGACGGCAGCATCGTATGGATCCAGGTGGACTACAATGTCAGCTACTACAACAAAGCTGATCCACCGACAATCTCAAACGACACAGGAAGCACAGACATCTTCGAAGCGAGCAACGGATATCACATATTCATTGAAGCATCAAACAAGGAATTAAACAAGGGCTTCGCAAGTATAAATGCAGTCAAGTACATTCAAAATAGCGGTAACGAAGTTGTGCCGGTATATCTTGGTAAGTGGGGTGAGGGCTATGACATCTATTGGGCATACAAGGATAGAGTCCTTGCTGATGGTGGAACAGTTGAGGGAGGTACGGAATGTGCTAACATAGGTCTTGACATTGTAGAGATATTAGGTGACGGAGGCTATAATATAGACATCCGTATTACCGAAGCACAATTGCAAGGTCTCCAAGCAGAGGAGAGAGTGCTACTGCTTCCTTGTGGTGTTACCAACCTCACGGCTTGGGCTGATAGCGTTGGTGAGCCATTGACCTACACGAACTACTACGACATCCGCTTAAAAGATAAAGACGGAACGGTTCTGGACACTCGTAGGTTCTACCCAACGTGCGAAGCAAAGTACACACCAGCCCATATGCAATTCGTAAACAAAAACGGTGTATGGGAAAGCGTCACATTCTTTAAGCGCAGCGAAGAGACGATAGACACATCAGGAGATAACTACCGAAAATCAATCGGTAGTTCATCAGCATCCGGATACACCTACTCGACAACCAATCCTCTATACCAGCGCTACAACGTAAACGGAAGAAAGCGCTTCACACTCAATACAGGATGGGTAGGAGAAGACTATAATAATGTGATAGAGCAAATGATGATCAGCGACAGAGTAATGCTCGATGGCGTCCCGGTAAGTGTTGCAACGCAAAGCATAACACTACAGAAAAGCATAAACGACAAGAACATCAACTACACGATAGAAGTAGAAGAAGCATTCGACATCCGATATGTATAAAGTAGAGCTATATATTGACGGACAAAGAGCCGACCTATTCGAAGACGAAGCGATAGAGATGAACCTGACGACACAGAACATCAGTGACATCTCCAAGGTCTTCGGAGACTACAGCAATGGCTTCACGTTGCCGGCATCACCCGGCAACAATGCAATCTTCAAACACTACTACAACGTAGATGTCCAAGGCGGCTTCCAAGCAGCTCAAAGAGTAGATGCATTCATCGAGGTCAACAGCAACGTCTTCAAGCAAGGCGTTCTAGAGCTCGAGGAGGTACAATTGAAGAAAGGTGAGCCCTATGCCTACAGTGTCTCGTTTTACAGCAAGACGACAAGCCTGAAGGACCTGATAGGAGAGGACCAGCTCAATGACCTGGACCTGTCAGCATACGATCACACGTTCAATGATACCAATATAGAGACCGGCATCAACAACTACGTCACCGGAACAAGCAGCAGCGTGATCTACCCAATGATCACTCCGGTAACGAGATGGTTCTACGACAGCCAAGGATCACACGGAGACGGCAACATCCACTATCACAATGATCCGGACCACGGCGTGTTCTACTATGACCTCAAGCCAGCAATAAAGATCAAAAGAATCCTAGAGGCAATAGAAGTTAAGTACGGCATAACCTTCAACAGCGACTTCTTTGACAGCACTGACTTCGGTAAACTATTTATGTGGTGTCATAGGAGAGCAGGGTATATGTTCAAGGATCAGCCTGTAGGCGCAACACCGGAGCTAATAGAATTAGTAGATGGAGGGGGCACGGATTGGAACAATACGCTGCACAGGTTCGATGTAACAGCTTCGTCAAACCCTGCGTTAATATCTTACAGTTGTACGGCTACTGCCGCTACCAATTATAGAGTAGACGTTTACATAAACGGCACACGGTTTTCTTTTAAAGAGCATACAGGCAATGTTTCTAATGAGTTTGTTTTCTTACCGACTCTTGCCGTAGGTGATTATGTTGATATGCGGTTAGCCCCATCGGGAGATGGTGGGCAAGTTACCGTTGGGGTAATAGCTAATTGGTATGCCGATGCAGCCGGAACAACTTTGTTGGCTGCTACTGCTATTCCGTTGGCGATGACCACTGCCGGTATAGTAACAATAGCTGATCAGATGCCGGAGCAGAAAGTCACGGACTTCCTAGCGAGCCTAATTAAGATGTGGAACCTGGTAGTGGTGCCCACATCACCAACTGAATACGACGTCGAGCCATTGGACACCTGGTACAGCGAAGGAACAACACACGAGATCTCGCAATACGTAGATACCGAAGAATCGACAATAAAGAAACCAGAGCTCTATCGAAGAATATCCTTCAGCTACAATGAGACAGAGGCTATCCTCGGCGAAACATACCGACTGCAGAACGACATTGGCTATGGCGACCTACGGGCCGACTTCACATTCGATGCAGACGAATTTGATATTGAGGTGGGCTTCGACAATATGCTCTTCGAGCGCCTCACAGATATATACACAAGCGGCGTTGGCCTTACGCAAATCAACGTCGGACAATGCGTCACAAGAGAAGAAGAACCCTACATAGGCAAGCCAATAATCTTCTACGCAGCAGGGAACCTACGCATACCAATAAGCAATCACTGGAGCTACACCAATATGAGCGGCAACGCTATTGAAAAGCAGGATATGTGGCTCATAGGCAACGTCAACAGCGACACGGCAGCAACCGTGACGCAAACGATAAACTTCGGAACAGAGATAGATCCATACCTACTCCAGGGCTTTACACAGAGCCTGTACCAAAACTATTGGAAGGACTACATCACGGACCTATACGATGCAACTCGCAGGTTGTTCATCTACAAGGCCCAGCTTCCCCTGGGCCTGATGCTAAAGCTAAAGAACAATGACAAGCTGACGATCCTCGAGCGCAACTACATCATCAACAATGTGAAGCTGAACCTGACCACAGGAGAAGCATCACTCGAACTACTAAACGACGTGTAATGGGATACCTGAAATACATCATCGATACGCTACCGGAGGTAGAAGCAAAGACAGAAACCATAGCGATAGCCAAAGGCAAATACGAAGAGCCAAAGAACTGGAAACAATACTTTAAAAGACTGAAGAATGGCCATTAAGGAAACGGTACAGATAGACGTAGAATCTAACGCAACGGACCAAACCAATGAACTTGTTGGTGCGATCAATGAGCTGAAGGATGCTATCAAGGAGATGTCCTCCGGCCTTGAGAAAGGCCTAGGAGACGTCGACAAGGGCCTCAAAGACACAAAGGATAGTGTAGAGGCCGTCGGCGATACAGCAGGCAAGAGCGAGAAAGGAGTAAGCAAGCTATCCAAAGCATTTGGAAACATTGGAAAGGCCTCCGGAATCATCTTCCTTGTGCAGAAGGCAATGGATATTCTCTTCGACCTATTCAACAACAACCAAAAGGTGGTGGACGCCTTCAACACGGCGTTCAACTTCCTACAGATAGCCTTCAGCGACTTCGTAAAGTTTATAGAAGCAAACATCGGAGGCATCACCGGGTTCTTTACGGATATCTTCAGCAACCCGATGGAGAGCATCAAGGGACTAGGCGAAGCGATCAAGAACAACATCGTCGAACGCTTCGAGTCAATGCTCGAGGTCCTAGGCTTCGTAGGACAGGCAATGGCTAAATTTCTCAAAGGCGACTTCAGTGGAGCATTGGATAGCGTCAAGGAAGCAGGATCAGAGATGGTCGACGTCTTCACCGGCGTCGACGGCACCGTTAAGAAGGTCGTAGAAGGAACAAAGAAGATAGCAACAGCAACAGCCGACTACACCAAGAAAACATTCCAGGCAGCTTCAGCAATGACGGAGCTCAACAAACAAGCCGAGCTCTCCGATGTCATCAACCAGGGATTGATTGAGAAGTACGACTTGCAAGCCGAGCAGCAAAGACAGATCCGAGACGATGAACGAAACACGATAGCGGACCGTATCGCAGCAAACCAGCGTCTAGGTGAGATCCTAGACGAGCAGGAGAAAGCTATGATGGACCAGGCGAACATACGCCTAGCTCAAGCACAGATGAATGCGAACCTGGACCAGAACAACATCGAGTTCCAAAAGGAACTGATAGACGCCAAGAACGAGGTAGCAGCTGTCGAAGCACAAATCGCAGGCTTCAGATCAGAGCAACTATCTAACGAGGAAGCTCTCGAACGTGAGCTCCTAGAGATCGCAAGAGGAAAGAAAGAAGCACAGATCGAAGCCAATGAGATCGAAAAGCAGGCAGCAATCGATGCCGAGGAAAACGTCATCAGAAGGCTAGAGCTTGAAAAGGAACTAGCGGAGGCAACAAAGAACTCACGAGTAAGCATCATCGAGGATGAGCTGGCCCTCACAAAAGAGGGCACAGCACGATACCAGGAGCTGCTAGACGAGAAACTACTCCTAGAGACGGAATACGCAGCGGAAAGCAAGCGCATCGACACGGAGACGGAGATGACCAAGCGTGAGCAGCGTGCAGAAACAATCCAAGCGGCATACGACCTAACCAAGCAAGGCCTAGAAGCAGTATCGGCACTAACGGAAGCCTTCGCTGGCCAAAGCGAGGAGCAGCAGCGTAGAGCCTTTAATGTACAGAAGGCGCTATCAGCAGCAAGCACAGTGATCAGCACAATTGAAGGTGCTCAAGCAGCATACACTACAGCACAGAAGA